CCGGCAATATCCTTGGCACCGATGGTGCGGGGAACTTGAGCTGGGTCAACGGGCGCATGGTGCTGGAGACCGCCAAGACCGCAACCGGCACCAGTGTGGATTTCACCGGGATTCCGAGTTGGGTGAAGCGGGTGACAGTTACGCTTTACAGAATCAGTACCAACGGATCCTCCCAAATCATTCTTCAGTTGGGTGCAGGAAGCATTGCCACTGGCGCATACTCGACAAGGGTAACCTCCATAAACGGGGCCAACGCAACAAACGCAGTTGGGATGGGCAATGCCTTTGGGGTGACCAGCTCAGCTAATAGCAATTCCGGGAATATTATTTCGGGCCAGCTTATCTTCACTTCGCACGGAAGTAACACCTGGTGCTGTAGCGGCTCGACTATGGACAACAGCCAGCAAAACGTTCACTGGATTCAGGCGGGCGACGTTCCCCTTGGTGGCACCTTGGAGCGCTTGCGCATCACTACTGTCAACGGCACCGACACCTTTGACGCCGGGTCGATCAACATTCTCTACGAGGGCTGATCATGAGCACACTCAACGTAACCAACCTCGCCGGCCCATCCAACACCGGCACAGCAGCCACCCTCAGCTCCATCAACGGCGGCCCAATCTCTGGCGCCAGGAACCGCATCATCAATGGCGATATGCGGATTGATCAGCGGAATGCTGGGGCGAGCGTGACGCCGACTGCTGGTCAATACGTTGTTGACCGGTTTCAGTTTGACTTAACGCAAGCATCAAAGTTTACCGCGCAGCAAAATGCAGGCTCTGTAACGCCGCCAGCCGGATTTACTAGATACCTTGGAGTCACATCGTCATCGGCCTACTCTTTGGGGTCGAGCGATTATTTTCGACTAATTCACAAGATTGAAGGCCTGAACGCTGCAGACCTTGGATGGGGTGCGGCATCCCCCGTGCCAGTTACACTGTCTTTTTGGGTTCGCTCAAGTCTTACTGGAACATTTGGGGGCGCTGTCCGAAATGCAGCAGGGAATAGATCCTACCCTTTCAGCTATTCGATTTCAGCATCTAATACATGGGAACAAAAAACCATCACCATTGCTGGAGACACAACTGGGTCATGGGCCACTGACAACACAGTTGGCATCGAACTGAATTGGTCTTTTGGGACCGGCTCAACCTTCAGCGGAACTGCAGGAGCATGGGCTGGTGCCAACCTGATCTCAGCCACCGGAGCCACCTCTGTCGTCGGCACCAACGGCGCCACCTTCTACATCACCGGCGTCCAACTCGAAGCCGGCAGCGTCGCCACCCCGTTTGAGCGCAGGCTTAATGAGCTGGCGTTGTGTCAGAGGTATTACACAAATACGTTTACTGGTGCTCAGGGCGGTCTTTATGCGGCAAGTGCCGCAACTTTCAGGTGCAAGACTCCAGTGTCGATGCGCTCCACGCCAACTGTATCTCTCAGTACGGGTTCAACAGTCCCAATGGATATATCAGGCGTAATCGGGACTACTATCAACTCCCCGGTCTTGGCCGGTATTGGCAATGACTATGTGGCCATCTCCGGCGCAACAGCAAACAGCTCAAACATAGGCGCTCCTACTGGTCTAACTGCTACAAACATTCAAGCCTCTGCGGAACTCTGACCATGTACCAACTCTGTATCGACTCAGTGGGTGTTCCGGCAGGAACCGTGAAGCGCCTCGCCGATAACGCCTTCATCCCACCCGACCCCGCCAACACCGACTACGCCGCCTATCTGGAGTGGGTCGCTGCTGGCAACGAGCCCGAGCCTGCCCCCGAGCCCGAACCTCCTGTGGCCCTGACCACAGAGCAGAAGCTGGAGGCCGCTGGGCTGACTGTGGCGGAATTGAAAGAGCTGTTCGGCCTCTAACCTATTATGGCTAAACCAAAAGGCGCCATGAATAAGGTGACCCATGTTCCTGGTCCTCCGAAACTTTCTCGACAGGGCCAGGGCAAACGGTCCCTTCCTAACCATGGCAGGAAACAAACTCGCGGCCAAGGCCGATGAAAACAAACAAAGTTAAAAAAGTGATGGGTGAATTTAAACGAGGCACCCTTCACAGCGGATCCAAAAAGGGTCCTAAGGTAACTTCTCGCGCTCAGGCTACGGCCATTGCTTTGTCTGAGCAGCGTCGTTCCAATCGTAAATCAAAGAAATGATCACTCTCTTTGGCATTAAGCTGTCCTATGAGGCAGCTTCCTTTTTGGTACTGTTTATCTTTGACGAACTTGTTCCTTATCTTCCGATCAAGGGCAACAACATTGTTCAAGTGATTCAGGGTATCATTCAGCAGGTAAAAATCTTTCGCAGGGAAGACGATACCATTCGCGCTCTTAAGGGTAAAATTCAGGAAATCCAAAAGGAGATCGATCGGCTGTGAACATCCTACTGCCAGTAAAGCAGTACTACCCTCAGCTTGATAGCCAGACCACCCACGGCGATCGCATGTGTTTTTCATCAACATGTGCGATGGCCATCAAATATCTGCTTCCTGATGCCCTTAAGGGTTCTAATGCAGACGATGATTATCTTCGTACGGTTCTTAGGTACGGAGATACCACCCAATTCACTTCCCACACAAGGGCAGCACTTGAGTATGGAGTACGTGCTTCCTTCTTTAAGAATGGAACCCGCACAACCCTTGAAAAGGAGCTTGAAGCAGGCTATCCTGTTGCCGGCGGTGTGCTTCATAAGGGTCCAGCCTACGCTCCAAAAGGGGGTGGACACTGGGTTCTGGTGATTGGCATTACCGATACGCACGTAATCTGCCACGACCCCTATGGTGAAATGGATAACGCCAATGGAGGCTATCCACAGCCAGGTGTTGGGGGTAAAAATGTGGCCTATACCTGGAAAAACTGGTCAAAACGGTGGATGGTGGAGGGCAGTGGCAGTGGATGGTACATGACCTTCCGTTCTGTTAAGCCTAAATCAGCCTTTGATAACTCTTGGAAGGGTGTCATGGCCGTTGCCAAGGCAAAAGGTGTTAAGTTTCCCGAGGTTGTTGCTGCTCAATGGGCCCTTGAGTCCGGTTATGGTAAACATACCTCTGGAAAGAACAATTTCTTTGGCATTAAGGGTAGTCCTGGTACCACTACAGAAACAAAAGAGTTCCTTAACGGCAAGTGGGTTACCATTAAAGACACCTTTAAAGACTATAACACCCCTGAAGAGTGCATTCAACACCTGATTTCCCTTTGGTACGACGATTACAAAGGGTATGAGGGTGTCAATCGTGCCACTTCTGCTGAGGAATGCTGTCGATTGCTTCAACAAGAAGGGTATGCTACAGATCCAAGCTACCCGCAAAAGCTTATCAATCTTATTAAGGAAAACAACTAATGGCATCTATCACTACGAACGGCAGTACTACGGCTGGCAGCTTTTTGACCAGTGATACCACCACTGCTTTTGAGGTTGGAGCTGCGCGTACCATTGCGCTTGGTGCTACCAGCGCTAACCTTGCGCTAACCTCTACCTGCCGATTCATTTCCATTACGTGTATTGGTGGCACCCACTGTCACTATCAGATTGGTGTCGGTACTCAAACGGCCTCTGCCACAACCCATTATCTGCGGACGGGCGAGCGGTTGAACCTTGCTGTACCCATTGGAGCTAACATTGCTGCTATTCAAGGCACTGGGTCCAGTACAACTCTATTCATTACGGAGTTGACAAACTAAAATGGGCAGCAGAGCAACTGAGGATCAGTTCAACGAGCTTCACGGCCTCGTTACAAAGGAACTGATTGGTCGCATTGAAAGCGGCCTTGCTACCACTCAAGATCTTAAGGCGGCTTGTGATTGGCTTGCCAAGAATAACATCACTGGTGTTCCCATTTCGGGTTCGCCTCTTGCTGAACTATTTGCCAGCCTTCCTGACCTAGAACTTGAGGACGTGGAACGTGTCATCCGATAATGAAACCATCCGTAATGCGGTAACAGCAGCCATTCTTGGTTTGTTTGGTTGGCACCTTTTAACGCTCCATAACATTGCTAAGTCGGTTGATGTACTCGTTACTCAGGTTGGACTCAGCAATCAGCGCATCGAACGCCTGGAAAACTTCGTTTATTTTAAAGATGGCCCAGGCAAAGAGCAAGTCCGCTAAGTACTACGCAGCCAACCCAAAGGCAGCGGCCAAGAAAGCGGCCTATCAACGCAAACTGAATAAAAAGCCCACGGTCAAGAATGCCTCCGAAGAGCGGTGGTCAGAGCGTAGGCGCCGTGGCCTAGCGGGAAAGGGAGGCCCCGATCTTTCCCATACACGCAAGGGGACCATGGTTCTTGAAAGCCCTTCTCGGAACCGTGCTAGAAATGGTCACAATGGTAAATCCACAAAGAAATGAACAAGGGCAATTCCAAACCCTCTGGCCTCTACGCTAATATCAACAAGCGTAAAGCAGCAGGTACCAGTCGAACCAAAAAGAATAGCACGATTTCTCCAAAGGCCTACGCTAATATGAAGGCCGGATTCCCTAAGAAAAAGAAGAAGTAAACCACTGTAGCGGCTCATGCCTCTCAAAGATCCTTCTGAATACCTCTTCCTCCTAAGGGCCATGACAAGCAGCGAAGCAAAGAGGATGTGGAGACAGGCCATTAAAGACCATTGGCATAACCAGTGTGCTTATTGTGGCTCCTCTGATAATCTTACCTTGGATCACGTTCACCCTAAGATGCGCGGTGGTCATGACACAACGCATAACGTGGTCCCTGCTTGTAGGTCCTGTAATCAATCAAAAGGTAGTTCCCATTGGCTTTCTTGGTGGGTCAGTCAGGACTCCTTTGACCTTTCAAACTTTTCCAAGGTTCTTTCTTGGACAACTACGTAAACCCAATCTCTTAAAAAGATGGCTACTCTTCCTGCTGGCGGTTCCGCCTACGGTTCGATTTCTACCGCCCCTGGTCAGATCTCGCAACACGAACTGAATAATACCATTGCTACCGTAGCTACCACCGTGGCGCTAAATGCTACCGTGTCGGCTGCCACCACTGCTATCCGTAACGTGCGTAAGGCCGATCGTGTGCCTTCCTCCAACACTGCTAACAAGACTGGTCGTGTGCGTCGGGTCTGAGAATTATTATCATGGCAAAAGCAAAACCGATTACTGTTGGTAAAGGCACCAGCTATACCCGCCCTGTGACTCCTGGTCGTAGCCCTCGTCCTGTCAGCGCCAAGCCTAGTGCTGCTAGTAAAGTCCGGGCTGCTGCAAAGACCACTTCCAGCGGCATTACAAAGCGTCCTGATGGTCGCGCTCAAACGGAAGGACGTAAGGCACGTCAAGCTACCAGCACAGCAAAAGTTACCCAATCAGGGGGTGGTACCTCTGGATCGGCAAAGGTGACAACTGGTACTGGTGGTCAAGCCAAACTGAAGGCCGCCCAGCAACAGGGTCAGAAACTTAAGCAGGCCGCTCAGGCTCGTCGTGGTGCTCGTGGTGCCATGAAGGCTATGGAGGGCACTCTAAAGGCTGCTCGTACCGCCCGCAACGTTGCAGGAACGCTCAAGGGTCTTGCTCGTGGTGGTGTGGCAGCCGCTGCGCTTCAGGCTCGTCCTGCTGCCGATGGCACCCTTAAGGCTGCAATGAAGCGGGGCGACTATAAGCCCAAGCAAGGTCCCAAGCCCTCCACAACTACGGGGGCCATGAACAAGAAGACGTTTGATCAGGCCTTTAAGGCCGCACGTTCTTCTGGTGCTAATCAGTTCACCTGGCGTGGTAAGAAATATACCACCAAGATGAAATAGCCACCATTGGGGCCTACAATCGTCTGTAAGGCCCCTCTTTTCCCTTTTACGTATGTTCCCCGTGGAATTAAGAAAATGCCCTCAGTGCGGCTTAGAGAAGCCTCTTAGTGAATGGCCTAAAAACAAAGCCGCTACAAAGGGACGATGGCCTGGATATAGCTCATGCTGCACTATTTGTCAGTATGCAAGAACAGCTCGTCGATCGTTAGAACAAAAAATGCTTTCAAGATCAAAAAGCCGGGCCCTAGCAAAAGGGTTGGAGCATACAATTACTCTTGAAGACATTCAGATTCCTAATAAATGTCCTTTACTTGGAATTGAAATAAAAGACAATACAGGCAATGGACGTGGAAACTGCCGTGACTCTCCATCTCTTGATCGCTTAGATTCCTCCAAAGGATACACCCCAGACAATGTGTGGGTAATTTCAAACAGAGCTAACGAAATTAAATCAAATGCAACCCTCGAAGAACTTGAAACCATCGCAGCAAACCTTAGAGCAAAGATTGAAGGAAGACTTTAGTTTGTTTCTTAGGCTCTGCTGGAAATCACTTCAGCTGCCTACTCCTACTCGTGCTCAACTGGCGATGGCGCGTTACCTTCAAAATGGAGGCAAACGTATTCAGCTGCAAATGTTTCGAGGTTGTGGCAAAAGCTGGGTTACGGCCGCCTTTGTTTTATGGAATTTATTTTGCGATAGAGACAAAAAAATTATGGTGGTGTCGGCCAGCAAGCAACGTGCCGATGACTTTAGCATTTTCTGCCAACGCTGCATTCTTGAGTTTTCCTGGTTGAACCACTTGGCTCCAGTAGACGATGACCAGCGGTGGAGTCGTGTATCATTTGACGTTGCCGGGGCTCGCCCTGCTCAAAGTCCTTCAGTAAAGAGTGTTGGTATCGGCGGTCAGTTGACTGGTAGCCGAGCTGATCTTATTGTGGCTGATGACATCGAAGTTCCGAACAACTCAGCTACAGATTTGATGAGGGAAAAGCTACTTCAGTTGGTCACTGAATTTGAATCCGTACTTACGCCCAAAAAAGACAGTCGTGTGATCTTTCTTGGTACGCCTCAAACCACATTTACAATTTATCGTACCTTACGAGAACGGGGCTATACTCCTATGGTGTGGCCCGCCAGGTATCCAAAAAGCCTTGTTGGATACGAAGACGTATTGGCAGAAGAGCTTCAAAAGGACATCGATAAGAGCGGCCTAGAAAGGCTTTCTTGGACGCCAACAGACACTCGCTTCTCTGAAATCAACCTTCTCGAAAGGGAACAGAGTATGAGTCGCAGCAACTTTATGCTGCAGTTTATGTTGGATACCAGCCTAAGTGACGCCCTTAAATTTCCTCTCAAACTCAGCGACTTTTCAGTACTACCGCTTGATGCTAAGAAAGGTCCATCTGACGTGGTGTGGGGAGCCGATAAAGAGACTCTGTTGGATCTCCCTGCTGTCGCTCTCCCTGGCGATCGATGGCACCGGCCTAAGACTGTTTCGGAATTTATCCCATACGGGGAAACTATTGTTGCCGTTGATCCGTCCGGACGAGGAAAAGACGAAACCGTTTCCATAATCCTTTCACAGATCAATGGCTTCCTCTTTTTGAGGGACATCTTTGCCACACAGGATGGTTACTCCGACAAGACCCTTAGAGAGATTCTTAGGCGGGCAAAGCAGTTTGAAGCGTCTACTTGTCTCATTGAGTCTAACTTTGGTGATGGTGCCATCATGGAACTCATGAAGAAACACGCCGTTGAAATGAAGGTTGGTCTTTCCTTTGAAGAGGTACGAGCCACGACAAGAAAGGAAGATCGAATCATTGATACGTTGGAGCCAGTCCTTAACCAGCATCGACTTGTCATTGACCAGCGCCTCATCACCTGGGACTACCAGTCAAACAACGACATGGCACCAGAAGAGAGGCTGCCTCGAATGTTGATGTATCAGTTAACAAGAATGTGCCGAGAGAAGGGCGCCGTTAAACACGATGACCGAGTGGACGCCCTGGCCTTGGGTATCAAGTACTTCCAAGATGCCCTTGCTATCTCCGCAAAGGAGGCCACCATCGAGGCCAAACGACAGCAGTGGAATCAGATGCTCACTGCCTTCATAGATACCCCTCAGGCTGCCACAGATTGCCTTGTGCTTGGAAGGGATTTTTCCAGTATCCAAGAGGGTTCTGAGGCCATAGCCAGCTGGATCTAAGGGAGAAGGGACGCACTATTACCAGGAGGAGTGGTGCCTTCCTGGTGTGGAACAGCGGATTTTGATTTGGGGACCGACCATTTTCGTCCCCATTTCTCCAATCCCTTTTCATGTCTATTCCAGTATTGCACCAACAGACACAAATTCTTTCTTGTTAACGATTGCGTTTCTTGAGAGGCCTGTGGCGGTAAGTAGAAGGAATAGACAACAAAACACATACCCGAAAGGGGAACGATTGACCGTTGGACATAGCTACCCAACCCTTCCCTTGTTTTGGGGCCGACAACGGAAGGAAATTACGACACAAAAGCAGGGGGCCGGGGCTCTGAATTAGAAGGAGCGACAGCGACTGATAATGAAGACCAAGTTAGACACATCCGAAGGATGGGGCTGACGCGGAGCTGACACAATAGCTGTTGCTGTTGTTGCTGATTTGTTGTTACTCCAAGAGGGATCCGAAGGAGACCGATGAGTTAAGACAAATTGGAAACAACCACAACCACTGTAATTAATGAGCAGTTATTATTGTTTCTATTAACTCCTTTAACTAGCTATATAGCTTCATGTCTTTCCTGCGAAGCAGGACTAACATGACTAGATATAGCTGTAATAGATAGTGGTAGTAGTAACAACTATTTATCTATATCCCTACCATTCCACCACCACCTTCCTTTCAATGAATCCGTCTGTTAAACTCATCAGCATCACACCAAACGCTGAAGAAACTATTGCCTATTGTGCTAGGGTATCTAATCCCTCTAACCAAGAGAACCACAAGACCGTGGATCGGCTGCTTGGTTACTGTGTCAAACATGGGCATTGGTCAGTGTTTGAGATGGCCAATATTGTTCTTGAAATTAACACCACTCGGGCCATTAGTCCACAGATACTGCGACATAGGTCCTTTTCCTTTCAAGAATTCTCTCAGCGTTATGCAAGCACCTTAGAGGGATTGGGGGGTATTGATCTTCCACACCTTCGTAGACAGGATCATAACAATCGTCAGGCAAGCCATGATGATCTTTCTCCTGAGTCTACCCAGCTCTTCTATCGCCGCATTGCTCAGCACTACGCAGAAGCAGAAGACCTCTACCAAGAGATGCTTAGCAAAGGTGTGGCAAAGGAGTGTGCCAGAGAAGTACTTCCCCTTTCATCGCCTACTCGCTTGTACATGAATGGGACGGTGAGGAGCTGGATTCATTACATCCAACTTCGGACTACGGAGGGAACACAGCTGGAGCATCGACAGATTGCTGAGCAGGCAAAACAGATCCTTCTTAGGGAACTTCCGACAGTTGGTAGGGCGCTTGATTGGTAGAAGCGCGTGAGAGGTGTCTAGAAGCCTCAGGAAGGCCCCTCAAGCTCCTCGTAGGTGTCGATACACCTCCGACTCCCTTGAGGGCCTCTCCCTGGGCTTCCAGGCGTCACTCATGAATTTTGACACAAAAATGTGAAACCTCGAACGTAGGCTGCGGCCGGCGGCTACCCCCATGCCGGGGGGTCTGGGCGCCTGTGAGCGTGGGGGTGGGGGTGGATCGTGTCCAACCGTGTCCAAACGTGGTGCTGGCCAGGGTGAGAGCCCAGTCATAGCAAGGGATGTGGTGTGGTTGCGTACCTGTGGCATAGGCAGGTGCGCAAGGGTTGGCCAGGGGTAAGCAGGGGGTGGCAGGTAACGCGCGTGGGTGTTTATGCGTGTATGCGCATATGCTTATATCCTATTCTCATAAAAAATCTGTTCGATTCTCAATAAGGGTACGTTGTTGAGAATGTTACGGAATGTAACCAGGGGTTGACCAATCCACCGGTTAGGGTCCATGATGGTGGCAACGGATCGAGAGGAGCCGCCGAGAAGGCAGGCCAACCCAGCATCCGCCAGCAACCAACCCATTACGTGGTAGGATGCGACCAACACCAACCAACCAACAGGAGACACGATCAATGTTCACCAGTTATGAGGATTCAGTACTGGCAGCCGCTGACGAGCATGGCAACCTAAGCTATGCTGATGCCACCCGACTGCTAAAGGATCACGGCACCGACTGGGCCAAGGCTTACGATGACGTGTTCGGGTTTACCCATTGGCCGAGGATGCAGGCCTGCCACGCTGAGACACTGCTAGAGTTTCTAGGTTACTGATTCACAAGCCACCAACCAACCACAACAC